TAAATAAGATGAAGAATCCTGGCTACTCGAATAATTAACACTTCCACTATCAGCCCAACTATCATAACCAGCTATTCCTGTATTAGCCGCAAATGGATTATAATTATTATAGGTAAAATAGTTATGTACATTAATGTAACTACCTACTATATTACCATCATAATAAGGTAATTTAGAACCACTTAAATTAGTGTATAAATCAGTATATTCTGTTTTTATACTAGTTGCTTCAATTGATCCCGTATCAATATTTATATTTGAATTATTATTGGTTTTAGCATAAGACCATTTATTTCTTTCTAATACAGGTGAAGTAAAAGTTATTCCTGTTGATAAATTTGTTCTTGCTGGAACAAAATCTTGAAGAGTTTTAAATAATGAATTATCAAAAATCTGAATTAAGCGAGTAAAGCTATTATAATCAGTAGCAGCAATTGATCCACTTTCTGCAGAAGCTGTAAAAGGAAGAAGGGATGCTGATAAGGGAGAAAAGTATATTTTGCTTTGATTAATTAAATCTACGTAAGAACTACTATATTGTTGTCTAGGATCACCTATATAATCATCTAAATTCCAGGATACAGGATTTATTCTAATAGATTCAGAAACAAATTTATCAATTTTTTCTTGTGGTGAAAATGATATATCTATATAATGTAAATCATTTGTTCTAAATTGAGAAGAAGCGGTAGGTTGTGTTTGTAAACTAATATAAGGAGATAAAACACTTCCCGTAATAGTATTATTAACGATCCTTATTTTACTATTATTAAATTCACTTGGTAATCCTGATTTGAGGTTTCCTCCATATTCTTTAATAGGTAAAATACTACTTGTAATACCGAATGCTGAAATTAATGTTTGTAAACCATAAGTTGTACCTTTAGTTTTTAATAATAAAGGTAAATTATGGTAAACTCTTTTATAATATTCATCAAGTAAGTCTTTATGTGGTACTGTATTTAAATAAGAGCCTGTTGAGGTAAAATTATTGTCAAAATTAGCACTACCACTATTACCAATTAAAAAATTAACATTACTTGAATCTCCATATTGGTTATGTAATTTAATACCTAAAGATTCAAGAACAAAATATACTAAATCCCTAGATACACCTTTATTTAAATTATTGTTTGCTAAATTTATATCAGTTAACGATTGAATATATATCCATATATTATCAAAATAATGACCTACCATATCAAGGAAATTCAGATATGGTTCATTATTTTCATCATCTTTAATAAAAGTTGGAACAGTAAAAGTTAATTTATTTTGATTATCATTATCATATTCTTCAGCACTACCTGTAGCCCAAGTAAGCCATTGTTGAACTAAATTAGACCCAGTAGAAAGTAGAGGATAAGGTAATGTACTTCCTGATTTTGGGTAAGGAGTAATACTATATTCTAAAGAAGAAGATAAAGTAGATCCACTTTCAAAATATAAAAAATATTCAAACTTATCAAATTCAGCAATAATATTATTTAAACTAGCAGTTGCTCTGTTTAAATCATTAATCATATTCGGAAAAAAAGATGAAGATAATGTATATTTTGCTATATCAATTTTATAATCTTCTATTTCTTTTACTTTATTATAAAAATTTAATACTCTTTTTTCAGCCGAACTAAAAAATACAAAATTATTAAAATTAGTATAATCTACATTTATATTAATACTTTGTGAAGTAATTAAACTTAAAAGTTGTTGATATGAAGCGGTAGAAATATTATTTGTACTATTAACTAAATTATTATAAGTTTGATAAGAAGTAGCAATATTATTTTGATTAGGAATGCTAATATTAAAATTAGGACCTCTTAATTGGGGGCCTAAAGCAGGTGTAATTAAAGTATCTAAATTTATATCAAAAACATATGGATTAGTTTTTTCTTCAACAACCCATAATGTAGATTTTTCTTGTATTTCATCAGGAAGTGGTTGATATAATTTAAATAAAATTTCATAACCAACATCATTTTTATTAAGAGCAGTATTAACTGCTATTACTTGTTGGTTATTACCAAAGTTAATAATGTATTCAACAAAATATGCAGATCCAGTATATTTATTTATAAGATTTAAAGTAGCATTTTCAATTTGTTCATTTGTTAAAGTAGTAGAACCTATTCTAATTTCCGTTCTATCAGAAGATATTTCTTTTAAAAATAATCCTTGTTGAGTAGCATTAGAAACTTGATTATTAAAAAAACTATATTGAACTTTAAATTCTCCTGAGGAATAGCCTATATTTTGAAGATCTTTAACAGGATCTATTTCAATAATAGGTAAAGAACCATTTATGGGGTTAATATATGAAGTAGTAGGTAATTTAAAATCTTTATAACTATAATTTATATTTAGTAAATTTCCTCCAGCATCATAAATAAAATACTCAATATAATCATTTTGTTGTCCAAAATCTTCTTTTAATAATCTTGGAGAAAGTAAATTTAAATCGGCTTCATTATAGCGTGCTACTTGTTGTGTATTTAAAATTTCACCTACTATTTTAATATTAGCAGGACTATTATTTACACTTTGTGTATTTAAATTTTCATCTACTATTTTAACACTAGTAAAAGTATTATTTAAATTATTAATTGAACTATTATTAGTTTGATACGCCATTATTTTTTAGCTAATTCATTTATAATTGTTTGAGAATCAAGTACTTGTTGTCTCAATGAAGTTATTTCATCTAATAATGCTTGTATATCATCCTGGTTTATACTAACCCCTAAATACTCTGCTTCTTTTTCTAAAATAAATCGATGTGAATTAGTATCTCCTTCTGTTGGTATTTGATAAAATAATTGATCATATAATTCAAAAAAATCATCAATAGTAAAAGAAGATTGTTCATCTTCAGCTCCTTGATTTAAAAATTGGCTAAACTGAGTATTAACGACCCTTGAATAAGTATTTTTATCAAATACAGTTTTTTGTATTGGTATTTGAGACATTATCTAATAACTTTAAATATATAATCTCTATCTAGTATTACAACTTCACCATTAGAAAGAATAGATTTAACTAAAATTTTATAATAACGTTCTGGTTCTAGTCCATTCATATAAACAGTAAAGAAATTACTACTTGAATCACAACTTATTTTAGTAAATTGTGTATCATAATCTATGACCGTTTCTTCAGTATCCAAATCTTTTATTGACCAATATGAAGAAGAAGGTAAACATTTTGCATTAGCAAAACTTAATGATGTTCGAAAAGCAACAGATGGATACAAATCTCTAACTACAACTCTAAATTGTTGAATAGAGTCTTGTTGGTATTCACCTTTATTATTATTAATAACAGCAACACAATAACTAGAGGTTACTACTTTTAATGAACCCGTAGAAAATGAACTATCATTCCATTTTATTTCTAAACATGGAGGATAAATAGTATGAGTTGTATCTGAAAAATATTTTAACTCAAATTTTGAAGCTGTAGTAAATTCGAGTGAATTATCATGCTTAATTATAAATCCTTGATTATTTATTGATCCACTATACCAATCCCTTACTATATTAGAAACGTTTATATCTATATCTTTTTCAGTAGCAGAAGAAAAAGATTGAGTTGATTCATAAATAGAAGCAGTATGCCATAAACCACCCCCAAAACTAGAACTATATGACCCAGTAGTACCTGAAGGAAAAGTAGGGCCTAAAGCTAAAGAACCACTAAACCATTGTGATCCACTATTTTGATTTCTATATTTCCAACTAGCCCCATTTGATGTAATAGGTACATTTCCTAAACGACCTGTACCTTTATCCCAACTTCCCGAAATAGGATATGCATATAATGAATATTCTAGTGGAAGTTCAGAAGCATTAGCTAAGTATAATTTTAAAGATGAACTAAAAACAGATCCAGATACTTTATTAGTAATAATATCTGTGATTTCTGAAGTAGGGAATTTAATAATTCCTCTTGATACTTCATTTGATTGATCTATAGAATAAAAAGTACTAATCTCTATAATTTCGTCTAATCCTGTATTAGTAATAGGGTTAAATGAAAATAAAGTAGCGCTTTTTTCAGGAAATATTTTATAAACAGCCATAGTTAGTAATTACTACGTATAAATATAGTAACTACTAAATTGTTTTACGCTAATAAATGATAATACTCTTTAAAATGTTTTTGACGATCATTTAAACCAATCGTACCACCATTTACACACTTAGTTATTGCTAACACAGATGCATCAGAAGCATCTTTACATTTAGCTAAACAATTTTTAGAAAAAAACCAAGCAGCGGATAATAATGGGTATTTAGTAGCGACTAAATCAGGATTAGCAGCAATATCAACACCAATTGATTTACCAAATGCTGTATAATTTTGTTTGCCTGTTAATTGAATAAAACCACGCCCACGGAATTTAAAACCTTCACCTGATGCTTCATCACCATTACCCATACGAGATGCATAGACGCGATTAGCAATTTTTTCAGGTTTACGTTGATATTGTTCAGCTAAAGCTTGTGTTGGAAAATATTTTTTAAATATTCCTATTAATCCTTTAGCACTATAATTTAAATTTTCATTTACTACTTTAAATCCAGCTGATTCATGGCCACATTGAGATAAAAAGTGTGCTATTTCTACTGGTGTATCAATACCAAATGTTTTCATAACCTCTGGAATTTGGGCAATTACATTATCTGGAATGTGTCCTTTTAATTTTTCTAAATTCATATTATTTTAATTTTAAATTACTACTACTCTACCTTGAATATCTGTATTTGGATATCTAACTTCAAATATAGCAGGGTCTAAAGAAGGATAAATATTTCCCGATCTAGTAGCACCTTCAATATCATACCCATATTGAGAATAAGTATTTCCCGTTGAATCTTGTTTATTAGTAATTTCAAGTTTAATTACTGATTTTACTCCTTTTACTTGAACTAATTTAGAAGTAATATCTGATATTACAATAGGTTGATTAATTTGCCAATTATCTATATTAAAATGATCTTGTAAAACAGATACACAATTAGTTAAGACTTCTTTATTTGAATATCCACTTAATATACAAATATCAAAATTAATCCCAATATTAATATAATATGCATTTTTAATATTAATAGCATCAGTAACCATTCTATACTGATTAAGATAAGTTGCTAGATTTTCTTTTAATGTAGTAGTTGCCTGAGATAATTGTTTATTGCTATTATAAGATAAAACACATAAATTTAAAGATAAAGGATTATTTTGTTGGTTAAATGCTACTGTTTGTTGAGGATTTTGGTATATATCTTGTGATATATATGCTTTAGATACTACACCATATTCAGCAGGCATTGATAATGCTCTTACAATATAATCATCTTTAGTTACGGCTCTTAATTGAGTAGAATAGGAATATAAAGAATTTTGACGAATTTCTTCTGAAGTGTCTCCATTTCTACCACCACTTGAAGGATTTGGGTTATTAGATACAACACTACTTAATACGGTAGTAGATATTGCTCCCCCTGGGTTACCATTTTTAAAATAAATTCCTGATGTATCTATTGTTGTTAAATCATTTCCAGGAATATTAGAGGTAATCCCTCCACCTACTAAATATTTTACTGTTAAAGATCCTGAAGGTACTAGACCATATTCTTGAGTAAAAAATACAGATGCTTTATTATAATTATTATTTAATAAAGAAATTCCAGGTACATTACCAGATTGAATATTATCAGAAGTTGGTAAAATCTGACTATCTGTTTTATCTAAGGATAAACCAGCTCCAAATTCTAGTTGCAATGTGTTATCAGATAAAATTCTGGACACGAATCTTCTAGGTACTTTTTGTAATTGCAATAAATAAGGTACTTGATCTGTACTATAAGTAGGATTAGCTATTGTTTTAAATATTGAAGATTGAGCTAAATAAGGAACTTCATAAAATATATTTCCATCACTACCCGTAACATTTAATATTTGTAAAATATTAGTATCAGATATATTTACTGTAGTAAATTTTTGATTTGTAGGAACACTAATAGTAGTATTTTTTATTTCTGCTGATATAACAGAAGTCTGTTTTTTAAATAGATAAAAATTATTATCTACAAAAGAAATTTCAGCGCTGCCTGTATCAGTAAAATCTATTTCTTGTGTAGTTATAAATTTAGTTCCTGTAGAATTAGAAGTTAAACTTGTATTAACAGGAATTATTAATCCATATGTATTAAAATCTGGAGTTATAACACCCGAGTTATTAATAGAAGGAATTAGTTGGTATATATCTACAATAGTAGTAGAGGCATAAGATGCTTTTGGGCGGTAACCCATTACATACGCTTGAGCATATAAATTTTCTTTTTCTTTAGTATATAATAAAAAATTCTCTTGTACTTGAGTATCAATATAAAATGACATTACATCACCTACATAAGAAGCCATTTCAATAAATAAATTACCTGGGGTTGCTTCTGAAAAATCATTATATGTAGTTGGAAAGTAGGTTTTTGCATATTGTTGCAATGCTGATTTAAATTCAGGAAAACTTTTATTTAGATATGATATATTTTTATCCTCGTTAGTCATTATTATTGAAATTGTACTGTTACTTGATCAGGTGTTTGTGATATTTTAATAATATAATTTACACTTAAATCAATTAAATTATAATCTGGGTTAGGTACTGCTAATATATTTTGTACTGTTATTTCAGGAATAAAAATAGATATACTATTTGATAAACTATCTATTAGTAGTTCTATATTATTTTCTGTTATACCTTCAAATAAAAATTTTTTTAAATTACATCCAAATATTGGATTCATTATGCGTTCATTTGTATCAGTTAATAATAAATTAAGTAAATTAGATTTAATTTGATCTTTAGTAGAATAGGTACTATTAAAAGGTTTACTAAAAGGCAGTGATATTCCAATAGCAATATTACCTTGTAAATCTAAAGGATTAATACGTATTGTTTGAGGTATTGGCATATTATCCTAAATTTCTTAATCCTGATAGATCTTGAGCAGTCATGTTAGCTCCTGCATCTTCAATAAATGCCATAAATGGATTATCTGCTTTTGGATCAACTTTTAATTGTGGTTGCGCTTGAGGCACATCATATCCAAACATAGCTCCCATTTTATTACGCAAAGCTGATTTAGTATTATTATTTATTGGTACATCGCTACTAGAGAAATTAATAGTTTTATTTTCATTTAATTCTTGCTTTTTTTGCTCTAATAATAATATACCAATTTCTTCACGAACAGCTTCACGAACAGCTTCTTTAATTAGTTGTTTAAATAATTTTGCATTCATATTTATAAATATTTTATCCTTGTAAATTTTGTTGATCAATAACTAGTTTTAATTGTTCAATTAAATCATTTGGGTCTAATGTAAATGAAAATTCACTTTTAAGTTGTTCTATACCACTACGATTAATTGCTACTGCATAACGACGTTTATTACCTCTAACAACAAATTGTGGATTTTGTTCTTCTTTAATTTGAAATTTAAATCCTTTATAAGAACCATAATCTCCTATAGGTAAAAAGTTATTAGTTAAATTATTTAAATCTCCAAAATCTAACGTTTTTCCATCTAAATTTAAACTAATTTCTTTTAATCTATCTTTTAATTCTTTTATTTTAGTTATTTCATTATCTAAAACTGTACTAACAATAGCTAAAATAGTAGTTAATGCAGATATTAAAATTAATAATTTTTGTAATATTGGCTGTAGTTTTATTTGAATAGGAATTAAAAAAGGTATAGGCAAATTAAGAATTATTAGGATTGATGCTACAATAGCAGAAATTATAGCAAGGGTTTTTACTAATCTATCTAAAGATTTTTTTAATTTTTCTAATTTTTTAATACTATTATCAATTAGTGTTATAGCATTATTTCTTAAATTTGTAGCTATAATAACTGTATTTTCGTCTTTTACTTGCGTATCAATGTAATTATTTACTTGATCTACTAAAACTTCTAATCTTTTCCTTTGATTAATTATAGTAAATAATTGTTTTACTAATTGTAAAGCTATTACCGGAGCTAAATTTTTAGCAGTATTAATTATTACTTTTTTAATTAAATTTCTTTTAGCTTTAGCTCGTTCTTTTTTATTTTTTACTTTTTGTTTTTTAAGTTTATTTTTTCTAGTCTGAAATTCTGCCTTTATTTTTTTATAAGGATCTGAAAGTATATTATTTAAGTCTTGTTTAAGTTTTATTTGTTGGGCTTCTAAGTCTTTAATTTTATTTTCATAAGAAATATTTTCAGCATTAACAGCAACCTTATATTGTTCTTCTGTAATTTGTTTACTTTTATAAATTGTTTCTAAACGTTTTAATTCTATATTATGATCAACTCCTACCTTAATTTTTTCAATAATTTTTTCTTCAATTAATTTTTTTAATTCTTCTATTTTACCTGTAGCTACAGATATAATTTTTTCTTTAGCTTGATTTATTAATTGATCACCAAAAGTTTTAATAATAGTAGTTGATGATATTGTTTTTAAAATATCTGGGGATATTGAAGGTGATATATCGATTTTTTTAGAAGCCACTATACTGTAAAATTTTGTCGTGATAAAATCTTATCTAGTTGATCAGTAGCCTTATCTAGAGTATTTAATAAATCTTCAGCAGCAGTATTTATATCTATAGCAGGAGCACCTTCGGGACTACCAACTACTGTAGAAAGAGCGGTACCAAAACTATATAATCCATCTAATAAATCAAATAATAGAACATAAGTATTATTACCTAATAATAAAGGTTGAGGAGTATTATTAGCATTAAAAGGACCTAAAAATATTGCCTTACTATTTAAATGTACTCTTTCATCAGCATTTAAATTAATAACATTTTTAGTATTTATTTCAATATTAGTTTTAGCAAATATCATTACTTCATCCTTTTTAGAATTTAAAGTAACTCTATCACTATTAATAATTACTTGAGAATTAGAATAATTAGAAACATTTATAGGATTAGTAAGGTTATTTAATATATCATTTTTATCAGTTTGTAAAGGTAATTTTTGAGTTGATGTTAAATAAATTGAAGAGGCATCTTTATTTATTTTTTCAACATGATATTTTTCATTTGGTACATAAGCAAATCCATTTGATAAAATCATAATAGGACTATCATTTTTACCTATACTACTCCATTCATTTAAATTATTAAATAAAGTTGTTGTAGTAGAAAATCTAATAGCATTACCTTGTCTACCTTGAATTATATGATCTCCTTCAAATGATAATAAAGTTTTTATTTGAGGATTTTCTACAAAAGTTGTCCCTAAACTAGCATCATTATTTGCAGGTTGGGAATTTTGCTGTTGATTACTATAAAGATTAATAGTACTAATATAATATTTTTGAGTAGCAGTATTTGATATTTGAGAAATAGGAGAAGGTAAATCCTCTAAAAATATTAGTTCATTTAAAATAGGATAATATTGAAACTGAGAGTAAAAAGGTTTTGCAATTTTACAATTATTTAAAAAATTATCATCTATTGTGCCTACAATACTTTTTGCCTGGTCATAATCTAGGTAAAATATAGTTCCTACACCATTAAAACCTCCCGCTTTTTTAAACATTTCAGGAGTTGGAGTATTTTCAGTAGTAACTACACCATATACTCTTCCTACTTGAGCTTTTTTAATAGGAGCAGAATTATTTTTACCTATCGAAGATATAACAGACGATAAATTTTCTTTTACTCTCATTTTACTGATTCTAATTGCATTACTGGTACTTGTTCAATTAATTTATTACCTTGTTCTTGTACTATTTTTTGTTCTTCTAGTAAAGCATTAATTTCATCCATATTAATTAAATCAATACCAGCATTTGAATTAATAGTTGCTGCACGTTGTGCAATGGCTGCCATTTTAATTAATTGTTCGTTATTTTTTACATTAACATCAATTAAATCTTTAACAGTAGGCATAAGCATAACTGCGTTTCCTGCATTAGTTGTAGCCATTGGTTTCATTGTTTCAATGAATTCACCAATTTGTTTATCAATATCTTTATTATTTTTATGTATTTTTTTAAACAAGTCCGATAAAGACATACCATCGAATACTTGTACATCATCAAAATTAGCCATAAATGTATTTATCAATAAATATAAATAACTAAATTTTTACATATCCGTAATTATAGTATTCATTATATAATTGAACATAAATAGATTTTAATTTTTTAATGATTTTAGTAATCTGAGGTGTAGATACGTCTGTTATTTCACGGATATAGATGTATAGTGCTTTTTTATTAAATATTTCTAGTGTTTCGCGTTTACGAAATAATTCAATTATAGCATCTGCTGTTTGAGCATCTTGTTTTTTAGGGAATAATTT